GATCTTGCCGCCGGTGCTTTACCAGCGCAATGGCCGCAAAAAAAAGCAAATTACCAACCATTGGCTCTATAATTTACTGGCCAAACGCCCAAATCGTTACCAAAACGCCTTTGAATGGCGCGAAATGATGCAAGGGCACCTTGCACTAAGGGGTAACGCTTATAACCGCGTCATCGCGAATTTTCGCGGCCAAATAACCGAATTATTGCCGATTAATCCGGATGCCATCAGCATACAGATTGACGCCAAAGGCGATTACAACTACAAAGTCAAAAACCGCGACGGCACCGAAGATATTTTTGCCCGTGGCGAAATCTGGCACCTGAAAGGCCTTTCACCTGACATTTATCGGGGTTACAGCCCGATAGAACTGGCGCGTGATGCCGTTGGCATGGCCATATCGGCGCAAAACTACGGTGGCAAGTTCTTTGCCAACGACGCCAAGCCCGCCGGTGGCTGGATAGAATTCCCCGGCTCGTTCAAAGACCGCGAAGCCCGTAAAATATTTCGTGAAACCTGGCAGGAAATGCAAGCCGGTGGCAATCGCGGCAAAACTGCCGTACTCGATCAGGGCATGCAATACCACGAAATAGGCATTAACAACACCGATGCGCAATTCCTTGAAAGCCGAAAATTCAGCGTTGAAGACATTGCACGCCTGTTTCGCGTGCCCCCGCATCGCATTGGCCACCTCGAAAGATCAACGAACAATAATATTGAATTTCAAGGGCTGGAATTCGTCACCTACACCATGGCCCCTTGGGCGGAACGCTGGGAGGCGTCCATCGAAGCGGAATTGTTGCCGGAAGAAGACGGCGATTTATTCCTTGAATTCGATTTTGCCCGTCTGCTGCGGGGCGACTCCAAGTCCCGCGCGGCTTTTTACCAAAGCTCAATACTAACTGGCTGGATGAGTCGTAATGAAGCCAGGGAAGCCGAAAACATGGACCCACTGGACGGCCTGGACGAGCCTTTACGGCCGCTCAACATGGTTGAAGAGTCCGATGCTGAAGATCTGGAAGACGAAAACGAACCCGCCGAACCCAAAAACGAAAACGAAAACGAACCAAAAAACGGGAAGTTATTGCACACCTCCGAATGATTCAAGGTAGGCCCGCACTTCTTCCACCTTCCAGGCTGTTATTTTTGCGCCCAACTTTACCGGCCTTGGTAATGGGTCATTTGGGTCTTTTAAGAAAAGGAAAAACCATGAAACGCCAGTTGTTATTAGCCCAATTTGCCTCAACGCCCTGGGCGCTAACGCCTGATTACCTGGCATTAATGGCCGATGTCTTGACCCGCTGGGCAATTGACGCCCCGGTATCGGCTGAAATCCAGGAAAAAATCGACGACGACAAACAAATCCGGGCAGCCAGGCAAACGCAAGGACAAAAATCCGGCGCTATCGCCGTTATTCCTGTTTACGGCGTACTGACCCAAAGACCCCCGCAAAATATCAGCGGCCCTGGCGGCACCTCCACCGCCTCAATCGCCAACGCGGTCAAAGCGGCGGCCAATAATTCAAGCGTGGCACAAATTTTGCTCGATTTAGACGGACCCGGCGGCAGCGTTTTCGGCACCTCCGAAGCCGCCGACGTAATCTACCAGGCCAGGGCGCAAAAACCTATCATTGGCATCGTCAACAGCATGGCGGCCAGCGCCACGTATTGGCTAGGCTCCCAATGCAGCGAATTATACTGCACACCGGGCGGCGAAGCGGGCAGCATAGGCGTTTATGGCGCGCACCGCTACCTGGGCAAGATGCTGGAAAAAGACGGCATTGAAACGACCTTAATCAGCGCCGGAAAATACAAAACCGAGGGCAACCCGTTTGAACCGCTCTCGGAAGAAGCCAAAACCGCTTATGAAATGCGTATAAACGAGTATTACACGCTATTTATAGCCGCCGTCGCCCGTGGTCGCGGTGTTAACGCCGCAACCGTACAAAAAGGCATGGGCCAGGGCCGCATGTTGGGCGCTGAAGCGGCGCAGGCTGAAAATATGATTGATGGCGTCATCACCTTCGATGCCCTGCTAGAAAATATGATCCGGTCAGCGAAACCCAGCCGCTCGAAACTCGCCAGCGCACGGCGCGATTTGGCGTTGATGTAGAGACGCCGTAGAGACGCAAAATATTGCGTCTCTACAAAACAAAAATTAATATTTATGCAAAACGACCCCACCACATGGCCGGCCATTACCTGGATCATTGCGCTAACCATGGCGCTATCCGGTGGTTTGATCAACTGGTTTGGGCAAAGTAAAAAATTTATCGCCGGACAATTCAGCATTTTTGAATTGTTTGGGGAACTTTTCACCAGCGGCTTTGTAGGCGTCGGTCTGTTTATGTTTATCGATTCGCTTAACCAACCTATGGGGCTAAGTGCAGCTTCAGCGGGTATCGGCGGACACATGGCCACCCGATTCCTATTTTTAGTTGAGCGCCGCATAGAAAAAAAATTATTGGATGACGAAGTAAAGGAAAAATTATGATTGTAGTAACCGTTATTTTTACGGCATTGATTTGCGGCACCGTCATCTGGATGCTCCATGGTATCGGTAGAATTTTGATGTACGAAGATCAGAAAAACGCAATTAAAGATGAAGATGACTTCCCACCTGCCCGCTAACGCGGGCTTTTTTATGCCCTTAAGGGCCCATTTAAAGTGAGTAAACTTATGCGTACCAGTAAAAAATTGCGCGATCTCCAGGCAAAGAAAGCCGGTTTGGTCGCATCCGCCCGCGCGTTGACCGATTTGGCAGAAAGCGAAACGCGCGATATTTCCGCCGAAGAAAGCACCCAATTTGAAGCGTTGCGCGATCAGATAACCGCCATCAACACGGCCATCGATCGTGAAAATGAATTGCTCGCAGAGGAAGCCAGTCTTGGTTTCAGCGCGGGTAGCAGCGTCATCGACATGGGCGACAACCGGGAAAAGGACGAAAAGCGGGGCTTTAAAAGCTTTGGTGAGTTCTTACATGTTGTGAAAGTGTCTTCAGCCGGTCGTAATGCCATGGATGAACGCCTGTCACTAGTGGCAGCGGCCCCTAGTACTTTTGGCGGGGAATCAACCGGCACTGACGGTGGATTTTTAGCCCCCCCTGAATTTAGCAGAGAAATATTTAGCTTATCACTGACTGAAGATTCCCTGTTACCGTTGACCGACAACATCGAAATCAGCGGCAATTCCATGGTTTTCCCTAAAGACGAGACTACTCCATGGGGTACTGATGGCGTCCGCGCCTATTGGCAGGCGGAAGCTACCGCAGCCACAGCCACCAAGCCGAAATTTGGCACCTCGATTTTGCGCCTGCAAAAACTGATGGCTTTAGTGTATCTATCAGATGAAATGATAGACGACATTAACGCAATGAATACGTACCTGCCCCGCAAATTTGCAGATTCCATTCGCTGGAAAACTAATGAATCGCTATTGTTCGGCACCGGTAACGGTCAACCATTGGGTTGTTTCTCAAGCGCCGCGTCAGTCATGCAAGCCAAGGACGGTAACCAGTCAGCCAGCACGGTTTCAACAGCCAACATTCTCAACATGATAGCGCGCTTGATACCCGGTTGTTTCCCCCGCTCTCAATGGCTGATCACGCCGGATGCTTTGCCTTCGCTATTCGGTTTGACACTTGGTAATTATCCAATTTACCTGCCGGTCAATCAGGGCATTCAGGGCAATCCCTACGGCACCCTGATGGGCAGGCCGATTATGGTCAGCCAACATTCACCGGCATTTTCATCGCAAGGGGATATTTCGCTTATCGATCCAAGCTATATTCGCTCAATCACCAAAGCGGGCGGCATCCAGACCGCAAGCTCGCTTCATATTGCTTTCGATGCCGATGCCACTGCGTTCAGAGCCACTTTCCGCGTTGACGCCCAACCCAAAATTGCAGCGCCGGTCACGCAGGCGAAAGGCAGCAAAACCCTGTCTGCGTTCATCCAGCTCGAAGCCCGTTAATCGATGTAGAGACGCAAGCTATTGCGTCTCTACGAAAACCGAAATTATTTATTTCAGGAGTAAAGCATGTTTCCGAATCAAAAAATATCAGAATCCTTGGTGATGGTAGCCAACATCGCCCCCATCAGTCAGGGCGTCGGCTCGGCCGCTACCGCCTGGGTCCCTGTTAAAAACTACCACCAACTTGCAGCGATCATCAATACCGGCGTGCTGGGCACAGCGGCGACGGTTGACGCCAAGCTACAGCAGGCGCAAGATGCCAGCGGCACCGGCGCGAAAGACATTACCGGTAAAGCGATTACCCAGATCGTCAAAGCGACCGGCGACGGCAAACAGGCGATTATCAACGTGCGCACGCAGGAACTGGACACCAACGGCGGGTTTACCCATGTTGGTTTATCGGTCACTGTTGCCGCTGCCGCCAGTCTGGTATCGGCGGAACTGGTCGCCATGCCCCGTTATGCACCGGCATCTTCACTTAACCCAGCCGCTGTCGTTCAAGTCGTCTGATTTATGCCGCTAAAAATACTCACGCCGCCGGTTGCGCTGCCCTTGCACATCGCCGATGTACGTCAACATTTGCGGCAGGAC